GTACAATGGTACATTGTTCGTTACAGGATGCACAGCACGAGAGGCAGCGAAGCTGCAAACAGTGTTTGAAAAATGCGGTGTCAGTGTTATTGTGACACCGGGCAATGAATATAGTTTTGACTTCGTTTAATTCCTGAAAGGAAACAAAATGTATACAACAAGACGTGGTGGTTTTGACCGTGAAGATGCACGTTTGCATTATGCTCAGTTGCAAAGCCGCAAAGCAAAGCTTCAACATCATCTCTTCGCTCTTCAGGAAGCAAGGGTTGAGGCGTATAGCATGGGTGATTGGGACAGGGTTGACCTGATTCAATTGGGTATCGATGACACATCCGATGAACTGAAAAAGCTTTCCTGAAAGGAAACAACATGCGAGTTTATGTATACTTTAATCTTCACCGCAAATGCTTTAGCATTAAAGCACTGGAAGGCCCGAACAAGGGTCGTGTCGTGGCACACCGTGACGATGTGTTGCTCTTCGATGGCACATTCAAGGTGTCCGAAGCAGGCCGTCAACGTGTCCTTCGTGAACGTAAAAAGAACGTTCATGCTGGTGTTGTCGGTATATGGGATGAGACAGGCACTGACCTGATCACGATTGACCGTGTCACTACAGTCGGCATACCCATCACCTACAACCCATACAAGTATGACACCTTCGTTCACTTGTACGGTGAGCATCCATGCAAGACAGGTCGTCTTGTGGCACTGACTGTCAGCGAGAACAAACGTTCTCACATTAACGTCTGGAACTAACAGTGCTTTGTAATGCTATTGTATCAGTAGCATTACTGACTCACTGTCGAGTCGTCCTACATAGGAAACAACATGCGATTGATCACAAAGCAATCAGGTATCGAAATCTGGGCACAATTTGACCAGTCTGCACAGGTCTATGAGTTGTTCTTTGACAACGAAGGGCAGACATACACTGGTTGGGCTGTAGACTCCATCAAAGATGCACAGGCTGCATCGGTTTACATCATTCAAGAACAACTGTCCTGAAAGGAACTATCATGCACATCGCAGACTTCATCGCCAACTCAAATGGCAAGTTCATCACCGTCAACTTCATCAAGAAAGATGGCACAGCCCGTACACTCAACGGTCGTATCGGTGTCACCAAGCACTTGAAGGGTGGCACATCCACCATCAACCACAGCAAATATCTGGTGTTGTTTGATATGCACACCGCAGGTTATCGCTGTGTCAACAAAGACACCATCGTGTCGGTGACATGTGAAGGACTCACCATCAATAACAACACAATGGTGACAGCATGACACTCAACAAATTCATTGAAAACCTGCAAAGACTTCAGGCAGAAGGACATGGTGGTAAGGATGTGTACTATCGTCATGGTTCATCTGGTGATTGTGGCAAGTTGAGTAGTGCATTCATTAGCGATGAAGTTGATGATAGCTGTGGGCCGTTTGATCTTGAAGACGGTGAAGAGTATGTTTCAATTTATGCAGGGAACTAACATGAACGAATTAAATGCACGTATTGAATCACTTGAGGAATTATGCAGGAGGGCGTTGTTGGCACTGGATGAAGATTACTTTCCACAACTTCGTCAAAACCTGCGTGATGCTTTAGGCATCGAAGAAAGCAACTAACATGAGCAAGACATTCACCATCACCATCTACAATGACCCCGGTCATGCTTGGGGCAAGGTAAGACGTGACGTGCTGGTCAACCTCGGCATTGCCGACAAGATTAGCCGTTACAGCTATGTCCGTGGCGACTATGCCTACCTCGAAGAAGACTGTGACCTGACCACCCTGTGCATGGCACTGACAGAGCGTGACACTCGGGTCAAGTTTGTTGAGAAGCGCAGCGAGACAGACAGCCGTATCCGTAGCTATGACAGGTATGAATATGGCTTCTGAGACATGGCCGTTTCCGGCATTTCCTAACCCACTCGATGGTAGACCTAAGCCTCCACCATTTAACCCGTCCAACCATGAGGATGCACCGCTATGACTGTGACAACAAAAAGCGCAGCAACAAGGAGCGCAGCGACAATTGCAGAGGCATTACACTTAGCCGCTGACAAATACTTAGCTGCTAACTATAACCAATTTGCAACAGACCCTTTCATGTGCAATTACAGTTGTGGTGCTGTTAGTTACGCTTGTTATGAGTTAGGCATAAACCTTGGAGGGGTTCTTGTTGGCCTTAAAAACATGGGTTGTGACATAACATCATCCACTTTGTTCGATGATTATCATGACGGTTGTGACGGGACGAATGAAGAGGTACAAGGTATACGTTACATATGGCTCAAATGGGCAGCGCTAGTGGCTGAAGAGCAAGGCGTGTGACATGACAGCATTCAAACATATCCCCATCGCTGTATTCTGTAGTGCTTTGTTGCTCTCTACAGCATCATGTGATCATCAACCTGTACCATCCGCTGCTGTGGCATCTGAATGGAAGTGCATGTTGAATAACATCTACCATGAAGCCCGTGGTGAAGGTGTTGTTGGCATGCAAGCTGTTGCTGCTGTGACACTGAACAGGGCAGCACAGACTGGTAAAACCATCTGTGACACAGTGTATGCACCGAAGCAGTTTAGCTGGACAAACACTGCGAAGGGTCGTAACAGACCCATCACAGGTGACATCAACACAGCACACATCATAGCGTCACAGGCTATAGCAGGTGTGTTGGAAGATGTCACCTCTGGTGCAACCCACTACCACACTAAGGCAGTGAAACCAATCTGGCGCAAGTCGCTGGACAAGATAGGTACAATTAACAATCACATCTTTTATAGGAAAAACTAACATGAGCGATAACAATTTGCATGAAACGTCAATGGCTTCTGAGAAGGTGACAAGGTCACGAGGCCGTCCCTCATTCGCTGAGAAGGCTGAACCATCCCTGCGTGACACCTTCTCGCTGGAGGTGATAAAGGGTGTTCTTGCCTCTGGTGTGACAGTGGAAGACCCGTTGGCACTGAGCCGCTATGCATACAAGATTGCTGATGCACTGGTGAAGGTGAGAGATGAATGACACCACCCGTGACATTGCCTACACTGTAGGTAAGATGCATGGATTACGTGGATTGAAACAACACCCCTACCTATTCCCTGCTGACAGTTGGGAAGGTAGGCAATACAAGCAAGGCTACATCGATGGTGGTGTAGCTTTGGAAAACGATATCGTTTGTGAAAAAACATTAGGGAAACAAAATGATCAGTGAAATTGATATTGCAGACTTCGATGTGCTGCCAGTGCGTGAGTTGTACAAGGTGAAGCCACGTAGCTACATCAAGCTGCCGTGGATGGATGGCACAGGCATTGATGAGGTGGTGTTCTTTGACCACATCGATGGCATGTACAGCTACTGTCTGAACATGAAGAACGAAGTGATACATTTGCAAGCATGGGCAGAGGTTGCACCGCTTGTGAAGAAAGCAAAGCCCGACTAAATTGTAGGGTTTTCTGGATGGTTTATTTGACAAGCCATCTGGAAAGCCTTTACACTGAAGGCCCAACTCGGCAGCAATGCCACCTACTTAGGAAACAATCATGGCAAATCACGTCATCTTCTCCCGTAACATCGACAACTCTGCTCTCACACTGGAACAGATTCATCACCGTGCTCCTGCTTCATTCAGCGTCACCAAAGCAGACCGCTTGAGTGATCGTTACATTTCCCTCAACACAAGCGATATGCTGCCCATCATGGCAGACTATGGCTACCTGCCAACACAGGCTGCACAAAAGCGTAGCCGTAAAGCAGACCCAATGCATGCTGCTCACATGTTGGCATTCAGCAAGACCACTGACATCGTCGAATCTGGTGACATTCGTCCCGAGATTATTCTTTACAACTCTCACGATGGCACAGGCTCAGTGAAGCTCTTCGCTGGTGCATTCCGTTTCATCTGCTCCAATGGTATCGTGGCTGGTGAAGGCTTTCAGTCTCGCATCTATCACAACAGAGCATTGAATGGCTTTGAAGAGATGCTGCGTAACACAGTGGCTACGTTGCCTGAGTTGATGGGCCGCATTGACAAGATGCGTGGTGTGTCGTTGTCTGTTGGTGATGTACATGACATGGCAATTGCTGGTGTAGCTACCCGTTGGGACGACTACACAGGGCAAAAGCGTGGTGCTTATGCTGTGGCACAGACAGTCAAGGATGTGATGCAAGTGCGCCGTAATGGTGACGAAGGCTACGATGCCTTCACTGTGTTCAATCGTATCCAAGAGGGTGTGATTCGTGGCAATGCAATGATTCGCTCCATCACTGAACAGCACCCCGAAGGTGTGATGCGTAAGGCTCGACCTGTCAACTCGATCAAGGAACACCAGCGTATCAACACTGCATTGTGGAACATTGCTGACGAATTCGTTACTGCGTAACGTCAATGGCCTTAACCGCTATGGGGTTCTTCTGTTTGGACAATCGGTGACAGCACGGAGAGACGTGCAACATCAACAACACATCTAACATAGCTCATGTTAGACAGCACAGGAAATGTTATGATATACCTATGTCCGATAGCGTTGGTTGCTGATACCCTCTAACGCTACAGTGAAGCCTGTTAAGGCTACCCATGCAGCAATGCGCCATCTTAGTATCAGTAGGATGGGGGTAGGCTTAACAGGCTTTTTTGTTTTCAGAGAAAGAAATATATGTCGCAAAAGAAAGTCTATCCAACCAAAGAACAGATATGTGAAATGTTTGTCTACGATAACGGTAAGTTGGTCAATCGTGTCGCTAGAAACTATAACTCTCCTGTTGGAAAACACACCGCCAGACTTGATAAAAAAGGTTATTTAAATATAAAAATATACAGCTTTTATTTTAAAGAGCATCGTCTTGTGTGGAACATGTTCTATGGTGAGATACCTGATGGTCTACAAATTGATCATATGAACGGGGATAAGACTGACAACCGTATAGAAAATCTTAGACTTGTATCTAACATGGACAACTGTCAAAATAAAAGAAAGTCAACATCGCAGAGTAAAACAGGCGTACTCGGTGTCAGTTGGTACAAAAAATATGGATGCTACATCGCACAAATATGTGTCAATTACAAGAAAATAAATCTTGGATATTACGACACTATTGAAGAGGCGCATCAGGTTTATCTTGATGCAAAAAGAAAATTACACAAAACTTGTACGATATAAAGGAAAGTATGAATCAAAACAACGCTATCGGTATGTTCATGGGCCTCGCTGTAGGTGACGCTCTCGGAGGCAGTGTTGAATTCATGGAACAAGGTACGTTCTCTCATCACACTGAAATGATTGGCGGCGGTGTACACGATCTTGACATTGGTGAAACTACAGATGATACGGCTATGGCAATGGCTATCGCTGATGCCTACCTCACCTACAAACGCTTTGCTCCCGGCATCATTGCACAGAACTTCAAGCAATGGCGCAACAACGGCACCTTCGGTACTCGCAACTATTGCTTTGACATTGGCACCACCACTGCCGAAGCATTGTCAGCAAGCTCCAACAAACGTCCCTACGGTGGCTCATGTTCACTCATGACAGACGGTAATGGTGGCATCATGCGAATGGCTCCACACATCCTGTTCAACCACAACAACAAGACGATGGCGATTGCTGAGTCGGTTGCTGGTGGCTTGCTCACTCACGGTACAGGTAAGTGCATTGCCTACAGTGCTGCACTGGCTGAAGAGTTGTTTGATGGTGCAACTACAGGCAACCAATACCTGTTCGACAAGGGCATCAAGGAAGAGAGCGGCACAGTGATGGGATGTTATGCATCAGCATGGCAATCCGTTGCAGTTACATCGTCCTTTGAAGACGCTCTCATTCATGCAGTCAACAAAGGTGGTGACGCTGACACTGTTGGTGCTGTGACAGGTATGATTGCTGGCCGTATCTATGGCTTTGATGCCATCCCTCAGCGTTGGCTTGATGCGTTGATTGACCACGATAAGTTGTTGGCTACAGCAACTATGCTTTACAACATGGGTGATGTATGACAGTGAGACTTAGCAAAGATGGCACAGCCATTGTTGATACCGAATACTATTGGCAACCCATTGCGACATGCCCAAGGTCTGCGAAGGTGCAGCTATTGAGTGTGCATGGTGTTGCTGTGTATGGTGAGATGCGTAGTGATGATAAGTTTTGGACACATTGGGCACCGTTGCCTAAGAAACCTAAAGAGGAAATGAAATGATTTGTGATGAATGCGAAACCGTAGCGCACTGCACCAAGCACGGATGTATCCCAAAGCAGCCAGCACCTGTGCAGGAGCCTGTGGCGTGGATGCATACCAATGCGATCGGGCACGTTTACTTTAGGAAGAATCCGCAAGACAGGACATTGAATCCTGTACCCCTATACACACAACCACAGCCAGCACCTGTGCAGCCTGTGGCGTCAGTGCCTATCCACCCCAAGACGGGGCCTCTATGGGCGATGACAACCGATAAGCCAGACCCTGAGCGGCTTCCTTCATACCCTTTAATGGCTCTTTACACCACCCCACCCGCAGCACAGCCAGCCGTGCCCGATGCCTTTGGAACGCGAGAGGGTGAGCACCCCGAATACATCCAAGGCTGGAACGACTGCCGGGCAGAGATGCTGAGAGGAATGAAGCCATGAGAGACACCATAGACATGGCCCGTGAGGCTGGCGGACGGGCGCAACAGAACAAGAATTGTGATGTTGAATACCTAATGTCGGCTGATGCACTCAAAGCCTTTGAAGCCCTTGTCCGTGCTGACGCTATCGCTGATGAGCGTAAAGCGTGTGCTAAGGTGTGTGATGACTTACCCGCCCCGGAGCGAATGTCACTAGACAATGAATCCTTGTATGAGTGCGCTACTTTGGACTGCGCTGACGCCATCCGAGCAAGGGGGAACACATGAACCTAGCCCGTTACATGCAAGCCGTTGACCGCAACGGTGTTGTCTCCTACAAATATGCACCACCACCTGATGCTGTCGAAGCAGGTGTTGTCAAGCGTAAGGCACTGGGCACCAGCTTTATTGATGCCATCAACTATTGCAACGAACAGAACGATGTGCTTGATGAGTGGCGTAAGGAACATCGCTACCTCAAACACTTGACAACCAAGAGCACAGTGAATGACCTTGTCAAGAGCTATCGCAACTCCATCGACTACAACAAGTTGTCGGTCAAGAGTAGGTATGATTATAGTTACTACCTTGAATGCTGGAAGGATGACAAAGCTTCACATACTACACTATTCAAAACCCGCTTACAAGACATCACTGCCCCTATGGTGCAACGCATCTACGAAAGCAATGTTGTACACAGTGTTAGCCTAGCCAATCATGTGCTGGCTGTATATCGTTTGCTGTTCAGCTACGCCATACGTAATGGGTTCACTACATTCAATCCCTTCAAGTCTGTGAAGCGTCAGACTGACAAGCCTCGTCGTGTGGTATGGGAGCGTGAACACATCAAAGCTTTCATGACTGTGGCGTTCAGCAACTACGAGACACGCAGCTTAGGACTCATTGTGTACACCGCCTATGTTGCGGCGCAGCGCTTAGGAGATATGCGTATGCTGACATGGAACAACTACAACCTTGAAACAGGAGTGTTGTCGCTGGAGCAGAGCAAGCGTAGGGCAAGGGTGTCAATACCATTGTCACAGGATTTGCAAGACATGCTCAGGCAGCAGCATAAGGAAGTGGGCTGGCAGCAATGGATGATGCCAACATCAAAGATGAAACCATACACCTTGCAGGGGCTAGCGAAGGCTGGTAAACTTGTAATGGATGAGGCAGGCTTACCTGCTGAGTTGCAATTGATGGACCTACGTAGGACAGCCGTGACTGAGATGGTTGGTGCAGGGGTAGCCCTCACTAACATCATGAGTTTGACAGGTCATGCAACACCGGGTTCGTTGACACCGTATGTTCGCCACACATTGAAGAGTGCAACGGTGGCACAGCAAATGCGTGGTATGATATAACTATAGACAGAGATGCTGCAACTCGCACTTGATAGCATCGACAGTGAAGCCTATTAAGGCTACCAATGCAGCAATGCAACGAGCGATGTGCGAGATCGTTCGGGTAGTCTTAGTAGGCTTTTTTGTTTACAGGAGTTATCATGCTAACGAAAGTTTGTACTAAGTGTGGTATTGAGAAGACTTTCAGTGAGTTCCACAAGCACAAGGCATGTAATCAAGGTGTTCGTCCCGAGTGTGCTGAATGTAAAGCTTTGCTTGATAAGGAGTATCGTGAAGCCAACAAAGCGGCTATTGCTGGACAACGGAAGGCTTACTATGAAGTCAACAAAGAATCTGTAGCTGAACGATACAAGGCTTATCGTGAGCAAAACAAAGAATCTGTATCTGAATACAAGAAGTTTCATCGGAAAACCAACCCACACTTGTACAATGCCAACGCTGCAAAACGAAAAGCTACAAAACTCCAAGCAACGCCGTCTTGGGCCAACAAAGAACACATCGAAAGTTTGTATCTCATAGCATCAATCAACAGAGAGGGAGGTAACGACCTGCACGTTGATCACATTGTCCCTCTTCAAAGCAACTTAGTCTGCGGTCTACACTGCGAAGCGAATCTTCAACTGTTGCCATCAAGCGACAACATTTCAAAAGGCAACCGCCACTGGCCTGACATGTGGTAAATTTCAATCATCAACCAACCGAAATAAACTATGAGCACAGTCAAACTTCAATGGGCTACACCCGACATCGACAAGCAAATCATGTACATGGCACGAGTATCTAACCCAGCAGGACAGGACAGCGATAACGTTCGCTTGCTTTACTACTGCATGGAGGAGGGCCACGTTAGCCCGTTCGATATGGCTAATGCTTGCGTCGAGATTAACGCACCCCGTGATATTGTTCGCCAAGCACTACGTCATTCAAGCATCAAGCCACAAGAATTTTCTCAAAGATACCAGACTGTTGATAAACTAGACGACTTCGTCTTGCGTGAGTTCCGTGAGCAACATCCTAAGAATCGTCAGTTATCTGTTGAGGTTCCCGCTGATGACTGGCGACATCTTGAATGGCAGGTGCGCCAACAACGAGTCATCGATCTCGTAAATGAGAACTACAAGTGGTGTCTCGAAAACGGTGGAGCTAAAGAAGTTGCACGTGTGTTGTTGCCTGAAGGCTTGACACCTAGCCGTGCCTACTTCAATGGCTCTATGCGTAGTTGGATTTTTTACTTGAAGTCACGACTACATGAGTCTACACAGAAGGAACACAGGTTGGTGGCACAGAATGTGTTAGTTGTGTTGCGTGGTGTTGCGCCTGTTACTATGTCTGCTTTCTTTGGAGAACAACAATGACCTGCACATGCAACCAACACAGCCCTTTCTTGTGGGCGCAGCATCCTCGACCATCCATCTTCGCCATCGATCCCTTCTTCAGAGCTAAGCAGTCATCGAAGACAGGCTCTCAGTTGGCAAGTGAAGTGGTGGCACGTAAGCGTTCAGAGAACATCCATTACGGCACCATCTATGGCAGCGCACGTGAACGTGAAGACGCTGTCATTCGTAGCAGACTCATGAATATATTTAGCAAGGCAGGTACAAAATGAAAGTGTTTATTGGAAACTATCAAGACGACAACAGCCCTCGCCAAGAGGATGTATTCATTGACGAGTGGGATAGCTGGAATGCTGACCACACCATCGCCCTCATTGCTGCACCGTTGCTTCAACAACTGAAGCTGACGAAGCATGGTTCAGGTATGGTTGATGACGATGATGTGCCTGAAGAGTTGCGTAGCACGTCAGCACCACCAAAGGAACATGAATGGGACACAGACAATAACATTCACAAGCGTTGGGATTGGGTGCTGGATGAAATGATTTGGGCGTTGACAGAACATGCTGACGGTACAGGTGATGACAAGTTCTACGACCACAGTGAGTGTGATGATGGAGCCGACATCATGACACAGGTTGCACAGATGAAGTGTGACTACGAAGGCTTGGATGCCTACAACAAGCGTAAACAACGAGGCTTTGTTCTATTCGGAAAATACTTTCAAAACTTGTGGGACTAATATGAACAACTACGAACAAGCAACACAGGAAGTTCGTGATGCTTTCCAAGCTTTATGTAAAGGACGTGTTGAAGCTGCTGTCAAGGCTGAGCGCGAAGCATGTGCAAAGTTGGCTGCGACAACAGTGTGTGACATCCACATTCCTACAGGTATAAAAGTTTATGGCACTGTGGCAGCAAAAGCCATACGAGAAAGGACCGACAATGAACATTGAACAAGTCATCGTTGCCGCTACAGGCATCGGCTACCTCATCGTTGGTGTGTTGCAATGGAGCAAAGGTGAGATGAGCAACGGTATGATCTGGACAGGTTATGCCTTCGCTCAGATTGGACTGTGGCTCAACATCAAATGATTGAAATAGTTTGAGTAGTTTACTTCTCAGCTTAACTAAAAGAAATATTATGTCATTCATTCGCACACACATAAGCTGTGAACATTGCGGCAGCAGTGATGGTGCATCGCTCAACGAAGACCACTCCACCTATTGCTTTGTATGCAGCACACATACACCCTCTTCCGAAAACATCACCATAGAAAGACAACACATGACTGAAGTAGTCAAACCAAAAGACATGAGCTTCATCAAACGATACAATAACGGAGTGGCTGTTAGTATTAGTGAGCGTAGGCTTACCAAAACTACCGTCGAAAAGTACGGTGTTGTTCGTGATGGTGACAGTTATCTGTTCCCCTACTTCGACGACACTGGATCGTTGGTGGCTGCTAAGATTCGCAATGTCAAGGACAAAATCTTCAGCACTGAGGGTGACTGGAAAGCTGGCACACTGTTCGGTCAACATCTATTCTCCAAAGGCGGTAAGACAATTACTATCGTTGAAGGTGAGGCCGATGCTCTTGCTGCATTTCAAATGATTGGTGCTGGCAAGTACCCAGTTGTTTCGATTCGTAATGGCGCAGGCTCTGCTGTCAAGGATGTCAAAGCACAGTATGAATACCTCGACTCATTTGAAACTATCGTGGTCTGTTTTGACAACGACGAGCCGGGACGCAAGGCAGCTAAAGAAGTTGCTGACATCTTCGGTAGCAAAGCAAAGATTGTAAAACACGATCCAGCTTTTAAAGACGCATGCGACTACCTTGCTGAAAGCAAAGAACAGTTGTTTATTAGTCGTTGGTGGTCCAGTGAACAATATACTCCTGATGGTTTGATCAACGGTGACAGCCTGTGGGATGAGTTAAAGAAGCCACGTCAGAAGCCTGATGCTCACTGGCCCTACACCACCCTAGACGGTATGCTTTGCGGCTTGCGTAAGCGTGAGCTTGTCACTGTCGCAGCAGGTACGGGTCAAGGTAAGAGTACGTTCTTGCGGCAGATCATTCATCACTTGTTGATGACGACCGATGACAAGATTGGTTGCGCCTTCCTTGAAGAATCACCATCACGTACCGCACAAGGTATCATGTCTATTGAAGCAATGAAGGCTTTGCATCTGCCAACAACAGAGTATACAGAGCAAGAGTTGCGTGATGCTTTTGAAAAGACAATGGGAACCGGGCGCGTGACAATGTTCTCTCACTTTGGTAGCCTTGACATTGACAATGTCATTGCTCGACTGCGCTGGATGGCAAAGGGTATGGGGTGTAGCTGGATCATTCTTGATCACTACCAAATGATCTTGTCTGGTATGGATACTGATGAGCGCAAAGGCTTGGATATGCTGTTGACAAAGCTTCGCACATTTGTTGAAGAGACTGGTGTTGGTTTGTTCGGTGTGTCGCATACTCGGCGCGAGTCTGGAAGCAAGGGTGCTGAGAACGGTGCAGAGATGACGTTGTCTTCGTTGCGTGGTACAGCAGGTATTGCTCAGTTGTCTGATGCTGTGATCGGATTGCAACGTGATCAACAACACGATGACGAGCGAGTACGTAACACCACCTGTGTCAGACTACTCAAGTCGAGATTCACAGGTGAGACAGGACCAGCAGGGTTTCTGTTGTTCGACAAGGATGCTCAGCGACTCATTGAGATTGATGATCCAACACCAGACGATCAAGATGTGTTGTAATATTTAGATCATATGTTATACCTACTATGTTCAAATACTAGGAGGTATAATATGAGAACACATAAAGTTTGTAATGAGTGCGGTGACAATAAGGTTGTTGAGGACTACTATGCGAGGCAGTGTAATCACACCAAGAAAGATGGAACTATTTCGTACTACACCTATCTTAAACCAATCTGTAAAAATTGTTGGGATAAGGAATCTAGGCAGTGGTTTAGAAAAAACTGGCTTCAACACTTAGTTCAACAAGCAAAGAATCGTGCGAAACAAAAAGGAGTTCCCTTTGACATCACCGCTGATGACATAGAAGTTGTGAAGTTCTGTCCGTATCTAGGTATTGAACTCAAACAAAACCTAGACGCAAAAGGTCCGTCCCATAACTCACCAACAATCGATAGGATCGTTCCTGAAAAAGGATATGTTAAAGGAAACGTACAACTTATGTCTCATAAAGCAAATGCAATGAAGTACAACGCAAGCATTGATGAGCTTCTGTATTTTGCTAATAAGATAATTGAGTTACACTCCACAGATGAAGAGGTAAAATAAACATGAGTGACGTAGAACAATATTGGGAAGCTATTAAAAAAAAGTGGCCCCATCCTTTACCAAGCTATCACCAGCTTGACCCAATGGAACAACACATGCTGATTCAATCGATCAACATCTTGTTGCAGATACTTAACAACCGGAGAGCGCAATGAAAAAGACCTATGCAGAACTTGAGCGTGATGCTTATATGGCAGGCAACACAGAACTGGCTAAGCTTTATGCTTTGCTTGATGACGCTGAGCAGGAGTTGCT